TGAACATATATTCTTTGATCCCACCGGCAGGGGTCAGAGAATCGGGATCCGGGCTTGAGCTAAGGCCGCTTGCACCGGCTGTGATCTCGGGAGCAATCGCGGGATCGAAATTGCTGAAGCGGTACATCGACTGAACGCTGCGCTCCGAATCGACACTTGTGACGGTAATATCGGAACCTTCAGTTCCGTCTGAAATTTTCCAGGCAACCCCCATGCTGGCACCGGCAGCTCCCCCGGTGGTCTTATCCATGATTTCGGTGAAACCGTCAGTCCATCCTGAAAATTGCCCCCCACCTGGACTTGTGATGTTTTCGAGGGCGATGAAGGCAATAAGCAGATCGCCGGAAACCACGCCGGCAGGGGTGTTGATAACGTGGGCGGTGCTGTTCGCTCCCGTACTGTTGATGGTGGCCGATTCACGGACAGGAAAACTCATTATTCCTCTAAGACGGTCCTCAACATGGCCTCTGTTTCAGGGGAGTGGTCAGGGTGAGGGTGGATTCTCGGTCCTGAAAAGAAGTTGGCTGTGACGACATTCTCATCCCCGGTGATGATGATGACGACCTGTGGGGCGGGCCTGGGCTCTCCGGGCTTACCCGGTGCATCGGGGTTGAGCCAGCGGATCGTGAGCGAGTTCGAGAAGATGCTTTCATTCCCGCTCGTATTGCGCGCTGTCACGCGATAGACGTAATCCTGGGTGACGAACACCACGGGGCCGGGCTCGGTCCACTGGATCGGATCCGGTCCCTGGGCCACGGTGGCCACTTCAACGAAGGCAGGGCAATTTAGGGGAGCCGGCACCGGATCGGTGCAATCGGCATCAGCTCGGTAAACCCCGTAATCGACCATATCGGATTCGGTGTTGGCGTCCCAATAGATCGGGAGCCCGAAGGTATGATCGACGGTCTGCCCGAAGGCCACCACACACATCAAAGCGGCGATGCAAAATAGCGTGAAAGCCCATTCTTGCCACTTCATTTCTTCTCCTTTGCTGGTGGATTGGCCGGCTTTTTCTCTGCCCGTATTGCCGCCGTTGTTTTGGCTGTCAGGAGCTTCCCGGATTCCTCGGCCTGGGCCATCGCCGCTGTCATAATCAGCTGTTTCCGCTCGGCCTCTTGCGCTGCCTGTCCTATGGCTTGCTGGTGCTGTCCAGCGTGAGCCATGACGTTCATAAAGCCCATTGGGTTCTGTACCTTGGCCTTCTGGCCTTCCGAGGAATTGATCCAGGTTACTAGGATTGCCAACTCGACTTCGTGCGAGTCGAAAGGGGCAACCTCGACTGAGGACTCCGGCCCTTGCTCTCCCTCGATCGGCATTTCCTCGAGCAGTTGGACGATCTCGCGCCACTGTTTATCCCGGCTGGTGTCACCGGGTATCTCCAAATCATCCAGCCCGAGCATATCTTTCAGGAGCTTCATGTTCTCGGGATGGTGTAAAACCGCTCCGATTTCCTCGCTGCCGGATGACAGCAACTCCATAAGGGTCCGGCGCTTTTGCACCCAGGTTTCGGGGAACTGTTCTTCCGTTTCCGAGTACACGACCACACTTCCCTGAAGATCATCCAGGCGAATCAAACGTGACTCGAATTCCTCGCCAAGCCCCTGCAGCGGGATCTCAACATCGTCGTTCCGGTTGTCCCGGTAGATCCTGACGCCCTTCACCATGCAGTTGTCCCAAAACTGCTTCATCGCCCGCCAGAAGATGCCTTGCCGGCCAAGGGCCTGGTCCCGGCTCATCGCGTAACCGCTTGCTGTGTCAATGTTTGCTGCAGAGCCTCCCATCAGCGATGGGAACGCTCCGACTTGGAACTGGCCCATCGGGCCGGCAAGATCGTTGATATATCGGTAGGTTTCAGCCGCCAGGGGAGTAGGTTGAGGCTGGAAAAAAGCGTCCCGAACCCGACCCGATGGAGGGGGAGTAACCGGATAGTGACTTCCGGGCTCGGCGGTGGTGTCCTCGATGGCATCGAAGTCCAGGACGCTATCATCGGCGTATATCGGAGGAACGCCGAATTCGATGTTTTCCACGACAAGATTATTGAGGGTGTTGTACCGCTCTTGGATGGAAATGAGGGCGGTCCCGATGGCCGGGCGATTCTGGCCGTCACCGGGCATGGCGTTCATCACCGTCCAGTGGTCATCCATGTTCTCACTTCGGGCTTCTGCAAACTGATCGGCAGCCCAAGCGCTGTAGACGCCATCCGGGAAAAGGTCGTAACACTGTTGCCGGATTGTGTCGTCGGCTATGCCCTCGAAAACAAAGGGGCGCAGCCACACTCGATCAAAGGTAATCAGGTTGGCCGAGGGAGTGCCGGCCTCGTCGTAGATGCCGCTGTAGTGGAGTCTGAGCCGCACCTGGCGCTCGTAAGTATCCTCTCCCCCTGAAGGGGTTTCCTGGGAAATTTTCTCCCTGATATGGGGGTAGGTGGCTTGGAGTTTCGACCTGTGAATCTCCGTTGACCAAATCAGATAGGGGAATTCATGCTGCTTGTTGCACCACATGGGGGTGCGTACTTCGAGGGCTCCGAAAATGTCCAGGACTTCCTGCCCTTTCTCAATCTGCTCACTCCCGATTTCCTGGGGAACGGTGTAGGGCTCCGGCGACATAATATCGCCTTCATCCAAGGGGGATCCGCAACCGGGACAAAGCAAATCAGTCGTCATTTCGGGGTACGGGGTCTGACCGCCACACTCGGGACAGGAATAATTCGCTTCCTCGCCAGGCATCTGCATCTGCCCTTCGGCAAACTCGGGCTGATCCTCGAAGCCAAATCTCAGGCCATCGGTGACGTAGCGCATATAGCCGGCCACCTTGCCATCGGTCCAGGCGAAGTACGCCATTCTCTCCAAAAGGGCGCTGGCTTCGTTATTCCTCTGGATCAAACGGATGACTTCGGATCCGACCTTGGCGGTGGTCACATCTTCCGGTTGTGACGTTGATTGAGGGAATAATCGGGTGTGGGGATTGGATTGAGAGAGGACCGCGATGATGGATAATCCAAAAGCCTGGTAAATGTTGGTAACAAATGAGTAGCGAGGCATCTGATCCGAGATAAAATCACGGTTGTAAAGAGTCTCAAAAGGGAATCTCCACTCCTGATCCGACTCGGCCCACCAAATGTTTTGTACGCCCTTCCAATACTCTCGGGCTTGCTTGGCCTTCTTGACTTCCTCGCGCCTGGCCGACAGCGTTTCATCCTTCATTTCCGCGATAAGGGAGCGGAGGGATTGCTTCACACCGTCAGGGATATTCTCCATGAACCGGCCATAGCCTTCTGGTCCCTGGCCGGTGTTTACGTCAGGAGGCCCATCTTCGAGGCCTAAAGGGTGGGTTGCTGTTGTGAGCCCCATCTATTCTTCCATCCCAAACAGCTTTTTGAAGGGGTTTTTCTTCTTCTTCTTTTTCTTTGGTGGGATCCTTGTCGTTTCGCCAGTTGCAGGATCGTAAGTTGACTCAACCCTCATTTCTGAACGATACGCACCCATGGGCAGTTCTTCTCTCAATCGAGCCCGCCGTTTTTCGGCTCGCTCCTGGGCTCCTCGGGTTCTCCATCTTTCAATCGCTGTTGGCATCGCGCTTCCCTCTCTTTCAAATAGAACCGGCACCCGGCCCCTGGTTCTCTCCCGCTGCAAAGCTCGCGGCATCTATCTCCGTCCACCACCACCGAAAATCCTGGAAAACAAACCGCCGCCCTGGCCGCCGCCCTGGCCCCCACCCCGTAATCGGTCTGAAAGCGCAGACCTGGCTTGTTCCTGTTGTTGGGCTCGGTTCTGAGCGAATTGCGCCAGGAAGTCGGCACCGGGCTTGCCCCCGCGCAAGAACGAACCTGGACCCATCTTTTTTCGCCGCTTCGAGGCCTTGTCACCCGCCTGACCTGCAGCCTTCCCCAACAAACCCCCGATTCCCCCTTTTCTACCCATGTTTCCTCCCTTAGTAGCGGTGACTTCCGGGATTGTGCGAGCTTCCCTTGTTGACACCCTTGCTCTTGTTAATGAGAGGCGCTTTCGGTTTCTTGGCACCCTCGCCGGGATAGCTCAAGCCGCCATGCCGGTAGGCGTTGAAAACGTGGCCCACGAAATAGGCCATATCCTTGGCGTTCTCAAAGACTTTAACGGTGGGCTCCATGTAGCCGCCGACCATCATGCCCGTTTCGCCGCCCTTCTTTTTCTTGTCGTAGGGTTCTTCCCAATAGCACTTCACGACGAAGCCGTTTTCCGCGTACTCGACTTCCACCTTGTTCACCATGTAGCCCATTTTGGAGTATTCTGCAGCCTTCTCTCCGTAGGCCTCCATGGACATTTTGCCTTTGGCTTTCCCACCCTCCATCATGCGACCGTAGGCGGGGTTGGCGTAGTGATCGCCCTTTTTATTGTGCGGCATTGATCTTCTCCTTTTCTTCTCTGCGACTTGCGATTTCTTGCTCGATTTCGGCAGCCCGGTCCCTGCTCTTTTGCTCAAGATCCCTTCGCAGGATGGCATGGGTGCCTCGCTTGACCACATTCCGCGGTCCTGTTCCCTTTTCGGCCATCACATCATGCCGCAACTTTTGGCCCCTGGCGCTGAGATCCTGCATATCGGGAGTGGCGATTTGTTGGATGCCCTTTTGGGCGAGAAGGGTGTGATTGAGGGCCGCGCACTCCCCGCGCAGCCGGACGACTTCCGCTTCCAGATAGCGAACATACCGGGAACGGAAAATGTCGAGAAAACCATTGAAGAATTCCAGTAGCCTCATGGCTAACTGACCTTCTTCTTGGTGGCTTTTTTCTTCTTTTTTGCTTTCTTGGCGTCTGGATCCCAGGTGTCCAGGTCGCACACACAGCCCAATCTCTCTCCGATGATTACCCGGAACAGCTCGCTTCGCATCCTGCCGAAAATGTCCTCTGCGCCGTCAGCGCGCACGACAACGATGTTGGCAGTTTTTCCTTCGATTCTGGATACGAGGCAGTCATGGGTTTTACCGGAGAGGTCAACGTAGGTAGCAGCTTGGCCGACTTCCATGGCGTTTCCTCCAATGGGAAAGGCCGTCGCTATCGTAATCGTTTTGAACAGGTGCGCCCTCCGGCGAGTCAGTGACCGAAGGGCGCGAATGGAAAACGGATTTCAGAGTAGCATGGAAGGTCCGACAAAATCAAAATCCTCGCCGGTTCGGCCTGGGATGCCGCATAAAGCGCTTCGGCAGCCGCCGCTTCGGGTTCATGTGCTTCTGGTTCTTCGCCGTTTCCTGCAGCACCTTCATCATGGCCTCGTTGGGATCCTCGATGGGCTTGATGAGCTTCCGCAGCCGCGACTCGAAGGGCTCCGCTTTAGGAGAATAACGGCTTTTGAGCCCGTACCGGCACGAATCATAAGCGTCATCCCCATCAATTTTCATCACATCTTCCACGTTCTTGTCGTCCCGGATCATCATGGGGATACACTCGATGATTCCTTTACAGTGAGCCGCGATCACCCACCGCCCATCGCGCAGCATCTGATACATCAGCATGGCCCCGCCGATCCGGTCATTGTTGGCCGGCCTGGCGATGGTGAATTTGGCTTCCCGGAAAACCGAGTTCATCTGATCCGCGATGGTGTCCGGCCCCTGCCGGTGAGCGAAGGCGTCAGGAGCAAGATATATGGTCTGAATCTTCTCATCCTTCATGTTGCTCATCTTCACGATTTTGAAGGCCAGATCCTCCGGGGTCATCTTGTCGCCAACAAACTCCCGATAGGTGAAGGTGGTCCCGGAATCGCTCTGACAATGCCAGTACACCGCAGAGGGATGAATGTAGCCCCAATCCACCGAGATCCACCTGGGCCACCACGGTTGAATCTTCATATCCTCGACCCGACAGGTCATCGTCGCCCGGTCAAAAATATCGAAGTACACCCCCGCCAGAACGTCCCACCTTCCCTCCAAAAGAGCCGCCCTAAGATGGTTGGGCAAGGCTTCGAGCTTCGCCCTGTAGTCGGCATCGTCAGCGTAAACCGGGTTATCTGAGAGCAAGGCCGGGATGAAGTGATAGTCGTCAGGGTTGTATTGCTTGATTTGGTTCTCGTCCATCCCCGGTGCCGGCTCCTTGTCCAGCCACATCGCCTTCACCCACGAAAATCCCGGTCCCACCGGATTGGTCGCCCCTGCCATCAAACCGCCCATCAGCGGGCTCCGGTTCCACCCCGAAAGCGTGTTCCACTGATTCAAGGTGAACTGCGTCAGCTCGTCCCATCCCACGAAAGCCCACTCACCCCCCTGATACTGCCAAACATCATCCTCCGTCTTGCAGTACCCGAATTTCGTCACCGATCCGTTATGCCAGGTCACTATTTGCTTCTGCGTGTTGTAGCTCTGATAGGCCTCTTTCGGCACCAGGCGTCGGAAATTCAGGATGATCGAGGCTTCCAGCTCGGGGAAGGTGCGGCGTAGAACAAGAGTGTTGATACCGGCGTGGACGTTGGCAGCCAAATCGACTGCCTCCATCAGCAACGCCCACGATTTACCCGGCCCCGCAGCTCCCCCGAATAACCGATACTTCGCCTTGGACTTGTGGAACACCGATTGCTTCGGAAACGGAGAATAGGGCTGAAGCAACTCGATCCCCTTGCGCTTTTCCTCAACCAGCTTCCGTAGCCGCTTCTCGCCTACCTGGATCTTCTCGCTCATTCTACAAACCTCGCCAGCTTCAGCATATAGGCCCGTGGACCGTCAGGGATAATCAGGCAATCGGAAAACAAGAGCTGGTGCTGGTGGATGGCCTTACAGTCCCTCTCGGGACAACGCTTACCGTTTTTCCAGTGTTCATAATCATGCCAAGCGGTAACAGCCACCCGCATCGGCATCCACCCGGCCACCCGGAAAAACCCCTTCCCTCGGTACACGATCAAGGCGAAATTTCGGCTCAACTTGGGCTCAACAGCTTCTTCCTCATGGAGAAACAAACGCCCGTCAGCGTAGTCCGTGGATCGCACTTCGCAGTTGTCACCCACATCGGCATCATGCCGGTTCCGATATTCGACGTAAGTATTCCGGTTCAAGGGCTCCATCCCGAAGGCGTGGCGCAGACAAAACTCCGAGATCGTTCCCATCCGTCGATCCTTCTTGCTCCGCTTCACCGATTGACCCCACTTCCCCTTCCGAGAGCCATGGAAATCAGTCATCAGATCCGCGATGACAATAGCCTCATCGACCTGTTCGAGCGGTATCTGCATACTCCCATTGATCTCTGGCGGCAGTACCGGCGCGCTACGGCCTCCGGCCATGCGTTCCCTCAACTCCCGCGCCCTCGCGCTGCATCGTCCGATAATCCAACACTCCCAAAGCACTCTTGAGGTTCTGAATAGCGCTCGCGTTCTCCGAACAAGCAAACTCACTGTCCTGGTAAAACTCAAGCCTCTGAAGCGCCGCAGCGATAACTGTCTCAACAAATGTCCCATTCGGCTCCTTCCGGTCCTCACCTCGCCCAAGAGGCCCCTTTTGCCAAGAAATATCCATCCCGACCCCCTTGGCGATCCCACCATGCGGTTTTCCGTCCTTTGTCTGATTTTTTGCTGTGAATTCCTGCAACATCTTTTTCTCTCCCTTCAGAGCCCAATAAGCGTTTGAACACCGGACGAAATTTCTTAACACCCTCATCGTCCAACTGCTCGGATCTATCGTCGGAATTTCCATTTCGCAAGGGTACTCCCCCACATCGCGCTTTCCTAACGAAATGTGCTACTCTCCCCGAGATTGGCTTGAGTGGTCGAACAGGAGTACCCGGCACCCACCGGGGAGGGTGAATCACCGCAGGGGCGACACCCCAAGAAGATCCAATTAAGACCCATCCAAGGCTGGATACTTGGAGTCCAGTGGCCTTGCCCCTGAAA